TGTGTTGTTTCTTCAACAACTTTTTTATCTTTTTTTGACATAATATAATATAATTAAATAGTTAAAGGTATATGGGCGCCGAAGCGCCCTTACCTTATAAAAATACTAGATACCTTTGAATAATACAAAGTTATTAGCAGCTTGTGTTACTAAACATCTTTCTGAAAGGAAGTTTACTTCCATTGCATCAAGAGTTGAAGTAAATGCACCACCAGCAGAACCAGTAATCCAAGACTTCATTCTTCTGTCGTCAGCTTGAGAAGCTCTATAACGTACATGTAAGAAAGGTCTTCTGATATTAGTTCCTAAGATTTGGTCATAAACAGTAGAAGTTCCAGCAGGTACTAATACACCTTCAATTGAGTTAATACCATTAATACCACCTCTTGTAGAAGCGTCATTTAAGTATTTCCAATCAGTTTTGTAAAAGTCATAAGAACCTCTTCTAAAACCTGTAAATCCTAAGTTAAGTGCCATCTCTTCTGAATTTTCAAATAATCCAAAAGCAGTACCACCTGCACCACCAGCAGAAATAGATCCTAACATGTCATCAAAATCTAATGCAGTTGCTCTTTGTAAGAAAAGCATATTTTCTTCAATAGCTCCTTGAGTATCTAAGTTTTGAAGTATTTCATCAAAATCTCCAATACCAGAACCTGCAGTAAATCCTACTTCTACGTTACCTCTATCTTCAATGGCAGCAAATAAACCTTGTGTACCTGGCAATTGAGCTGGTGTGTTAGCACCACCAATTCCGGCGTTAAGTTCACCTTCAACACATACCATTTCTAAATAATCTTCGAATCTTAGTCTTGTTTCAGATTCAGCTTTTAAATACCATAAGTATCCAGAAGCTCCATCTTCAGTCGCAACTTCAACCCAACCGATTTGAGCCATATCAGAGCCGTTTACAACGTATTGATCTCTAATAATAACTGGTGAGTTAGCATATTGAGTAAAGCTAGGCTCTACACTTGTTCTAGCCGCTGAATTACCTAGACCAGTACCAATTGTAGTTCCTTTTGTATATGCAGAACCATAAACAAACGCTTTAAGACCTGCAGCTGAAAATCCTTGAGCAGCTAATGTAGCAACTGGGTCAAAACACTCAACAACTACGTTACCTACACCAGGACCAGCGCCGGCACCTGTATTTACATCTACTACAATACATTTAGCCTCTAATCCAGTAGCTGGATCTAAAACTACGATTGTATCGTTAATGCTCATAACCATTTCCTGACCTGCAGCGGCACCTAAAGTTAGAACAGTAGTTGTTCCAGCTCCGGCAGCTTGAGTCATTCCGTCATAAGCAATGTGTAATCTATTTTGTTCAGACCAGATTACTTGATCTGAGGTCATTGGCATTTCTGCACCGACCATTCTTAAAAATCCAGATAACGTTCTGTTTCCATAACGCTCTACTTCTTGTTCGTAGACCTCTGGCAAATACTGTTGGATAAAGTCATTTGCACCACCTGTATTAAATTGTAAATAGTTAGTATTTAACAATTCTTGTTGCTGTGATGGCAAAATCGATCCAAACTGTGGATTTAATGTTCCCATAATAATTGTTTAAATTAGTTAAATTTCCTAGTTTTAATTCTAAGTTTTGTAGAATCTGCACCACTAATTGATTTCACTTTCATTCCACCAACGAAAACTTCACCTGTATTACCTTCTCTTGCTTTCACATCAGAAAGATTTTTAGATTTATTTACCACTTCTTTTACTGCATCGGCTTTACCTTGCTCGTAAAAATGTGTAGCGATTTTATCTACGTTTGAAGCAGCATACATTGCTTTATGATAACCAGCCGGGTCTACTACATTACCATCTGAATCTAGGAACTTCCCTACCAAATTAGTAATGTTTGATTGGTTCTCTGCAACTGCATCACGATTCTGAATATTATACTTGTACTTTTTACCTCCGACTTCAAAATCAAAACCTTTGAAATTTTCGCCAAATAGTTCTTTTGTACGCTGTTTAAATTCCGTGTGCATCTGCTCAGCCTGTTTTTGCTGTTTATTGTAACGATTGAAAAAATCCATAGCTTGTTTTTGCTCTTGAGTAACGCTAGGACGTAATTTAATTTCGTCATAATACTTAGACTTTAATTCATCTAAATATGTTCTAGCTTTAGCTACTTCTTCTTTAAACGCTAGTTTTTTCTTTCGTATTTCTTTTTCCTCATGTATATCTTCGTCCCAGTCATAATCTTCTAAAATAAGATTTATATCATCTGAATCTAAATGAGGTTTATTTTTTTTATAATATTCTTTTAACAATGCTTTTTCATCAACATTACTGTAATCTGCATTTAGTCTTACATAGTCTTCTACTGTTCCTCCAGTTTCCTCCATAAAGTTTACAAGTTTTTCAACATTTTCAGGCAATTGTTTACCTAATACTTGCTCATCTCTTACAGCTTCTTTTACTTCAGCTTCAACTTGTTTAACCTCTTCTTCTGTTACTTCTTGGATCGGAGAAAACCCTTCAGCAGTCTTGTCGGACTCTTGTACAGGTTCTCCCACCTCTGTGCTATCTCCGGATGGAACTTCCACAGATACTTCCTCTGTTTCTCCGATTTGAATGGCATCGTTTTCTTTTTTTATTTCAACTTTTTTAATATTAGGTTCAACTTCTACTAAAGGTTCTTTAATATTTACTTTTTGTATTTCTTGTTCTTTATCACCTAATTGTTTTGGTTTTTTAGGCTTGTTTTTACCTTTTAATGTAAATTCACCTTCCTGTTTAACAGGTTTATTTGTTTTTGTTTCTGACATAATATAATATAATTAAATAATTAATAATTAAAGTGATGGCAACATATCAGTCGTGTCCATCTCTAAATTTTTATCTTCAAAATTTATTGGTAACGAGTCGTTTTTTCTTTGACTAATCATTTCACTTTGTTGAGTTGCTTCCATTTTGCTTCTCTTGTCTTTACGATCTTCAATGAGTTTTTCTTTATTACTTAAACCCTCTACTTCTACTTTTTTCAACTCCATATCGTTTTTGTGCTGCATCATCATTTTTTGTTGATCTAGTTGAGCTTGCAACTGCATGCGGTCTTTTTCAAACTCACTTTTTGCTTTTTCATATTCAACATTAGCACCTGATATTGCTTGTTGTTTTTGAACTTCAGACATAGCTGTTTTTTCTGCGGCATCTGCTTGAGCTTGAGCTTGAGCTTGTATATTAGCTTGTTGATTAGCTTGATCTTGTTTAGCTTTTTGCTTTCGTTTAACTTTAAGCATTTGATTAGCTAATTTTAAATTTTTAATACCTCTTAAATCAATAGCGTCTTCAACATCTATATTTCCAGCTTGTAAAGCAACTTGAATATTTGCTTCTAATTGTTGCTTTTCTTCTTCATCTGGTTCTAATTCTAAGAATATACCAAAATCATGTATGTTAAGATTAACAACTTCAGATAATGTTTTAATATTATAAGTTGATATAGAATTTTGTAATGAAGCTCTTGTTAATGGAAACTCTAAAGCATCAGCAACTTTTAAGCTTATATTCTCTGCTAATTTAAGGGTTAAATACAAGCTAGACTGTACAATATGTCTAGTAGCAACATTAGATGCGTTAGCGGCTAGTTTCTGTAATCCTACAAGAGTGTTGCGGTCTGGTAAACTACCATCTCTAGCTTCGTTTAATCCCGTTACATCTCTTATCATCTGTAAATAATATTGATATGTTTGTATTAAACTAGATATTTTAGCATTACCACTACCTGATTGAAGTTCTTGTATAGGAACTTTACTAGGATTCATGTCGCCTTCTTGAGTTAATGATCTACCAACAATACTACCAGTTTGAAAATACATGTTTAAAGCTTCAGCTGGATTATAATTAGTACCATTACCTAAATCTACTTCAGCTAAACCGTCCATATCTAAATAAACACCATCTGGTACCATACGTGATATAACTTGCTGTAGTTTTAAATGTGTCAATTGAATCATGTCGGCAAAGCCTGTACATTTACTAACTAAAGACTCTATTCTACCTTTATATATTCTTGGAGCACATATAGCGTAGTTCATTCTAACTTTAGTTGTGTCAGCAAAAGGTCTTGACATGTTTTGTGCTAGCTCCCATTTTAACATTGTGTCTGTACCTAAAACTTTAGCTCCGCTATATAAAACCTCTATTGATCTACCTACTCTTTCAAACATTTCGCTTTCAGGTGGATTAAATGTATCTGGTTTTTCTATAGCTTTTACCAAACCTTGATCAGTTTGTTTTATTTTAAAAACTTGATTATGATAAGTTTTGTAATCAAAATATAAAACCTGTACAGTGTTAGCATCATAATCACCCCAACCTGTAATATAAGATCTATTACCAGGCATAGCCTGTATTTTTTCTAATTCTTTTTCGCTAATATTTGGAAACTCTTTTTTAAGCTCTGCTATAGTAATAGATTTTAATTCACCTACATAGTATATATCTTGAAAATTAGGATCTTCTGTATACGAATATACCATGTAAGCTGGATCAACATAATCTACTGTAATACCTTCTGCTGTATTAAAACTGGTTTTAGCAGCTGCAATACCACAAACAGTTAAATCCATGTTTAACCTACGTCTTATTAAATCATATTTGTTTTGAGCTAATACACTAGATATAGCTTCTTCTTCAGCTATTTCTACGCTTTGTTTATAAGACAATTGCATGTGAAGCTCTAGTTCTTCAGTTGTTTCTGGAATAATATTAGGATCTGGCGATTGATATAAATCTAATCCAAGAGTTTCTTTTAAGTTAGCCAAATACTCATCAGACAACATGTCTTCATATATTTTTGAAGCGTAGCTTGTTCTTTGTTTTATAGATTGTGGATCTTGAGCATAAGCTTTAATATCATAAGATTTTGATGATATACCATTTACAAGTATATCAACAAATTTAGAAAGTATTGGAACTGGTTTCCAGTCTAAATTAAGATAAGATAAATCACCGTTAATAGCTAATTCATCTTTATATTTTTGTATAGATTGCTCACCTCTTGCGTAAGATCTTAACATATGGAAGTTATTCCAATTTGTTAAATATCTATTACCACTAGTTCTTCCTTGAGAAAACCACTCTTGCTCTATAGCTTGTGCTACTTGAGAACCATATTCTAAACTTGCTTTCTCTGCGTCACTTACTACTTGACTTGGAAAAGGACTATTAGTATTAGTGTATATATTCATTTAACTTATTATTTTTGATGTAGCTCCTTGATTGTTATATTTTTTAATACCTAAATCAACAGCTTTTAATTCTCTTTTAACTGATGGTGTATATCTGTGTTTATTGCAAGCCATCAATGCTAAACCAGAACTAATAGACGCATCGTGTGTTGTTCTATTATTTATATTAAATTTTGCCCAATCTTCTAATGTTCTTTGAAAATACATATCGCCATAACCAGCTTCTTTTAAACCTACAAAATGTTCTATATAAGTTTCTATTGCTGCTGCATGGGCTTGCTTTATATCTTCACTAGAATTAGGTATACCACCTATTTCTCTTTCTGTTACTGATAATTTATTTCTTTTTTTATCAGGCCTATTCATTGCAAAACCTCTATAACCTCGTTTTTTAAAATAATATAATAATCTTGGTTTATTATTTTCTGCAAGTATTGGCATGCCATAAAAAACACAAGCCATTAATACATCTTCAAAAAATATTTCTGCAGTTTGTGGTCTTGCAATATATTCTAAGAAAAAATGATTTGGTGGCGCATTTTCCATGCTAAATTTAGTTAGTCCATGTAATGATCCATTTGAACCTCTTTTATCTACTGTTCCTGATATATCATATGGATCACATCCAAAAGCACCAATATGCTCATTGCCAGGATAATTTATTCCATTTTTATTATATCTTTTATTTTGTAAAGACATATCTGGTATCCATGTAACATAAAATCTACCATTTTTATTTGGTATAAATATTACTCTAGTATCTTTATTACCATCTTCCCATTGAAAACTACCCTGAGTTACATTTATACTGTTTTTTAAGTCTTCATTAAAATCTATTTGTTCATATATTTTAGTTAAATTAAATAAAGACTGTTTAGACTCATCTCTAAAAGCATGTTTAGTAGTTCTTGGAAATTGTCTATAGAATTCATTTAAACCATCTTGATCGTTTTTTAAACCCTCTACTTCATTATCCCAATATTCTATTACTCCTTGTGTAATTTTAACACCGTGTGGGTCTTCAGTTGGTTTTGAAGGCGTATTGAATACAGGTAATCCATAAGAATCAATGTATCCTTCGTAGTTCCATTCCATAGGTATGAACAAACTATATAATCCTGAGCGAGTCTGTCCATTGCTGTTTCTTTTTGTAACATCCGAGTCGTCGTATAATTTTTTAAAATTTCTACCACCTTTGTCTAATGAGTTAGATGTTGAACCCATCATGCATTTACCAATAATTCTACTACCTAATCGTAAGGTGGTTTTTGTAACACGCCAGTTGTTGAGGATGTTGTTTGGCTTCTCCCATTTACCGGACTCATCATGTACGAGGAGCTTGAGTTTCTCACCGTCGTAGGAGTTATCACCGGTATTTTTCCAGTCGATAGTGGTGTCAAGTCCCTGTAATTCGTCCTGTAAGGTTTCGTCGGCAGAGGCGGTGAGCTTACGACGGGTGTACTTGGTTGCTGGTACACGGTAGGCAAGTTCGGTCTTGGGACGGTCCATTCCGTCCTGGGTCGGTTTGAAAAAGAATGGGTAGTTGACAGAGATGGGTACCACCTTATCAGTAAACATCTTTTTGGCATCAGGACCGGACTTTGATAATATACCATACCTGGAGTCACTTGATATGGTTGCCAAGTTAACCACCTCTCCGCTTGCCATAAATGAAAACCCAGAACGTCTGTTCTTAAGGTAACACATCCCATAGGATCGTGGATCTGCTTTACAAGCTTCCCAGAAAATAAAGAATAATCTATTTGACTCCCTAAAGTCTGGTGCCCCAACGTCAATTTTACTCCACTGCAAGTACATATAGTGAGTCCCAGTAATATAAGTAGGAAAGCTTTTGTTATAAAACCAAAAACCTTCTTCCCTAATTGTAAACTCTTTGTCAATGTAATCATACCATCTTTCTTTAAAATCTTCTGGATATTGTTTGAAGTCATAAACACTTTTTATCTTGCTTAGTACTTTTGGATACTCAAACTTAGTCCATTTTTTATTTTTAAACTTATGTATATTTTTAGCTTTAGGTAGAGCTATTTTAAGATTTTGTATTTCATATATATCACCTATAGTACCATCTTTACTAATAACAATCATATCATGTTGCTCATTGTAACCATACTCCCATTTTTTATTATTATTATATTTGTTAAGAGTACTAGGTGTAATATAATCTTCTAATATTTTATATAATTCTTGCTTATACATTATTTAGACCTCCCTTCTGCAAAACCTTTAAAACTTGTTTTCTTTTTTTCTTCAACTTTAGGTTTATCTTCTAACATATTTTTTTCTTCTTCAATACGATTAAGTATTTCAAAAGCGTCAAATATAGCTAATTTTTTTGTAGCTGCAGCATTTTTAAGTCTATCTGCGGAAATATCAGGACCATAATCTATAATAGGTTCTTTAGCAACTTTTATTAATTCTTTAACTGCTACTTGACCAGCTTGGATTATATTCTTTTTCGTTTCCTTTGTGCTCATATTTAATTACAATATCATTAGATTTCATACAATACAAACGTTTATCATCAATCAAAAACTGCCACTCTCTATTAGGTTTAAAACCTACTATATCACCAACATTTATATTAAGACTTTTTAAATAGTTATTACTATATTTTAAAATGCCTTTTAGTTTTTGTTCTTTTTCTACAGAAAAATTATTTTTATTTTTTATAGGTTGTACGAAGCACCTATCATTAAAAGTATTCCAACCTTTTTTATTTTTATATAAATATATTTGATCTAATGATACAAAATATAAATTATCTTTAAACCAAGATCTACTTACTTTTTTTTCACCACGCATGTTATAAAAAGTTCTAAATACGTTTTGATGAATAACTATAATATCACCTTTACTTATACCTGTATTAAAAGCTATAGGAGTTGCAATTACTTTTGCAAACCTATTAACAAAGGTCCATGATTCTATTTTAGTATTAACAATTAATTTTTTGTTTCCTACTTTTATTTCATTAGAATATTTTTCTCCTAAAGGTTCTACAATAAAATCATATAAACTTTTCATTAATACTCTAAATCATATTCTATAGAAATTGCCATGTTAGAATTAAACTTTTTCCAAGGCAAAACTTCATTATTTTTCTTTATAAAAATATTATAAGAATTATCCGAAGTCTCAAATAATATGTGTGATATTTCATGACCACCATAAACTTGTTGACCTATTGAATAATGCATTGCATCGTTTTTATAATCAGCTCCGATGCTTATTTTTCTAATATTATTCATCTTTGCTTTCTATAGGCGTTATTGTACCGTCTTTTAAATTTATATTAACAGCACCGTATTCTTCTTCTAATTCTTTTTTAGTTTGCTCTATTTCTTCTCCAAGCTTTTTAATATCGCTAGTGAGAGTTGTTTTTTGTATTTCTAACACGCCTACATTTGTTAATAGCTGTGTTAATCTATTTTGTTGATCACTTATTTTTTTAAGTTGATCATCAGTTATTTTTTTAACTTCCATTTTATTTTATTTAATTTAATTAGTAACTAATTATATAGTTACACCTTTTTTTTGTTTTTTAATCTCCGTCCTCTCCTAATATTAAAAAGTTTTCATAACTACTAGAAGCGCCTCCAGAACCTAGAATAGCTTGAATCCTTACATCCTGGTATTTTTCTACAGTATAATCTAACAACGCCGAAAATTCTGTATTTGGTAGTCTAACAATTATATCAATTGGATTAGCTGAAGGTGATGAACCTGGAGTTCCTGGTCTAAATTTATAACCTTCTGTATGTACAGTGCCTGGATTTTTTATACCAGTGTTGCTTCTGTAAAATCTACCTTCACCAAGCACAGGGTTTTGGTTTGTTCCAAATGTTACCAAACCTGTAGCTGAGTCAAAATTTGTTACTTTTCCAACCATCGATGTAGATGTTGGAGGAGCTTGAAGATCTTCAATGTAAACATCTCCAATAGCTATATTAGCGCCTATAAGATCATTGCTTTGTAATTCATTATTGTTAACATTTCCGTTCTCTACTTTTAAGTAAGATGGAAATTGAGGTATACTAATTTTATTAATTGCCGAATTATTAGGCCATATTAATATATTGTTGTAATTTGCCATTTTTATTTTTGTTTAAATATATTACTTGCTTTTTCTGTTGTACGCCCTCCAAAATAGGCTAAAATTACAGCCATCATAACTTTTTCAAACGTGTCATTCCATGTTTCATGTATATTAAAAGGTATTGTTTCTACGCTATCTAGTATACCTGCAAAAGAAAATATAACAATACACCAAACTAATACTAGTGGACGTACATTTTTACTTAACCAAGAATCAGACATGGAATCGGCCTGCCATCTTGATGTAATTGCTTCTATCTCTTTGTTCTGTTGTTCAAATATAATTTGTTGTAATTTAACTTTATCTTCAGCTGGTGCATCAGATTTAGTTATAGCTTCAATAGCTTCTTTAGGTGAAGTAACGCCTTGCAATACATTTCCTAATGTAGGATTTATTACAGACGCCGCGCCAAACAATAATTGTCCAACGGTTGTATCTTTAAATTTCTTTTTACTCATGATTTTTTATATGCTTCTGCTTCCCAAGGTAAATTTTTAGCTCCTTCTTTCATATTATCTCTTGAATATTTTTTACCTTTCCAGTAAACATAATCATCGTCATAATCAAGATCTCCTCTTTTCATTTGATCTATATGAACTTCTTCATGCGCTATAACATCTGGTATATCACAAGGAGCAACATCTTTATTTATAATAATAGTTAAATTATTATTAGCCTTACCCATTACACCTTCTTCCATATCAACGTGATAAACAGGTGTTTGATTCACTTTGTATGGAGGATTTGTTAATTTAAAAGCCATAACTATTTTTTATAAGGAAACATTTTGTTTAACGCATCTCTACGCTTACTACAGCCACAACCACCGGGTATAGCATCAGCTATTTTTTTAATTCCAGTAGCTTTTGTAAAATTTTCTATAGTATCGCCTAAACCTCTAGATTTATTCATTATACGAATGTTAGATACCAGCTACTTCTACATTATTAAGTGTTTCTACAACATCTACACTTATTCCTCCTGGCTCAGCTACTAAAGCAGCATTAACTGCTTCAGCAAAAGCTATATATCTAGCAGAGCTTTGATCAGAACCTGCAAGCTCTAAAGATATAGCCATAGTTTGATCAGCTATTACTGGAACATATATTAATTGTTCTCCTGGTGGATAATATGCAGCACAATTAATACCATTAACGTTTATTTTAAAATCTTTGTATTTTCCTACTCCATTAGGAAAGTTTATAAATTGTCTCATTTTTTATATTTTTAACTATTAATATGTACCTACATCTTGAAATTGATAACCTAAAATTTCTTGACCAGCTGGTAATTGTACTGCAATTTTTTTACCTCCAGGAACAGCGCTTAAAGCATTGTTAAAAGCTATAATTGTGTCATCGGTTATGTTGACGTTAAATTGCAATTTATAATTTCTAAGATTACCAAGATTATTACCAGATGGAACTGCGTTTGCCCATATGCTTATTTTATCAGCGTCACCATCTACATCTTCTAGTACACAAAGAATGTTGTCTATGGGTATATAATAAGTACCAGCTTGCTCAACATCCATAGCTCCACCGCCTACAGTTTTAAATTCTATAAATTCTCTCATTTTTTTATTTATTTATTTATTTATTTATTTTAAGCTTCGCAGTGTTCAAAGTTCCAGCCTATTAATTCAACTAATTTCCCGTCATTACCATAAACTTTTCCTTTAAAGTCTCTACTTGATAAAATTGAAGCTAATTTAGTGTTTCCTTCTTTAGGTACAAGTGCTTCAGAAAAAATTCTTTGAGCTGCACAAACGGCTTCAGTTGCCTGTTCAATATTTGTAATATCTCCAAATGAAGCACTAGGATCTTCATCAAATGTTGCTTTGGCATCATCCCAGCTTGAACCATTAAACAACTCAGGTACTTGTTGTAAACTTACAATACCACCTTCTTGAGCTTTAAGTCTTCCAAATATCAATCTAATTCCTTGGTAACTTTGTTGATCACCAATAATAAATTTAACTACGCTACACGTAACAGAGTTTCCTGGTTCTAAGTTTTCTGTTACAGTGTTTGAAAGTATAGCGTCTAGGTTAAATAAATATTGTCCTGATCCTTTACTTCCACGGGGAGCAAAGTTTAGAACTCTAGTTTGATCAACTGGTGCTCCTAATTCCGCGTCTTCTAGAAATATAGGTTCTATTATTAATTTTAAAAATTTTGTCATTATTTATATTTTTTATTTATTTAACATGTTTCTATTTCTAAATTTATTACTTCATCAGTCCAAAAATTTTGAACACTTGATACTCCACTACCTGGCTTACTTAAGACAGATTTTACAAATTCTTCGTAAACATTGTAAGCAACATATTTAAGAGTAGCCTCTTGTTCGCTTATTGTAACATGATTCCACATAGGGGAATCAGCGTTTAACATTGGGTTTCCACCAGCGTCAATACTTTTTTCTACATTAATAACCATTGCTTCTCTAACTCCTAAATCCCCTGTTGTTCCGCTATAAAATCTTGATTTAGTCCAAACTTTTGGTTTCATGATACTTGTAAAGCGATTTTCATCAGACAATCCAAGTGATGGTGGTATAAATTCTTTTGGAATATTTTGTAAGCCTGGTTGAAACCCAACTATTAATATATCATCTATATTTAATTGTAATCCTGGGTTTTTAAAGATAGCGCCAGAAAAACTAGTAGAATTTCTTTCTTGTCTAGGCGTAACTTTTACTTCTATTTTATCTTTCATTATTTATTTATTATTATTATACGTTATGATGACATTTACTGCCTCCTTTTTTCTTTCCACCTTTTTTTGAAACCGGGGCGTCATACATAGCGTTAGCCGCGTCGTAAGCCATAGCGTTTGAAGATTTATTTTTTACTATCGTATTAGCAGCTTCACTATTTGCTTCTTTTGCACCTTTAACACCAGCTTTTAAAACTTCTTTTTTAAACTCTTCGCTCATCGTGCTATCTGGCTTGTTAGCTTCATCAACCAACTCTTGATTAAATTGGTTTGGTGATGTCTCACTATCTAAATGACCATCATTCATAGGTGATGGTTTAGCTGATCTCATAGTAGATTTATAATGTCTACTTATCCAAGGTCTATCTCCTCCAGCAGTTCGCACTACTGGGTTATCTTTAAGTAAATTACTTTTTTCTTGATTAGCGGACTCACCGCCGTATCCAAATCCTTTAGGCATGACTTTATTTTTATTTTAATTGTTATTCTTTTTTATCTTTATCGCTGTCGACTTCAGCTTTTATTTCATAATAAATATCTTGCTCGTCTCCTTCGTTTTTTCTAGCTGTTCTTTTAGCTTCTCTTCTAATATGCTTATCAGTATGTCTATTAGCTGGAGAACCGTGATGATTTTTATCGTACTTCATATCACCTGCTAGTTTAGAAATATGCTTTTCATCAGCAGTCATTTTTTCATCACTATGTCCATGCTTAGCATCATAGTCAATATCTCTTTTTAAATAATCAATATGAGCCGCATCGTCTTTAACGGCGTCATCATAATTTTTACTAGTAACTCTTGTGTGGGCGTGGTCTCTTGACCATTTAGCGTTACCAGTATATTCGCCCCAATGTCCTTTATGTCCCATGTTATTTTCCTCTTTTAATTTTACCTTGCTTTTTAGCGTACTTCTTTTTATCTTTGTTTTCTTGTCTTTTTACTTTTCTTTCAAGTCTAGCTTTTCTTCTTGTCAATCTGTCATTTTTCTTTCTTTTACTAGCGTCGTCTTTGTTATCTTCTATTTTCTTTTTAGTTTTATCTCTACGATGTTCTGCTCTGGTTTTCTTTTTAGTTGTTGTAACGGTTACTTCGTCTAAAGACTGACCTTGCATCATGCTTTTACCTTTACCTTTAGTACTTTCTAATCTGTTAAACTCTTCTTCAAATGTTTCATTTAATGGAGAAAGCATATTACCAGGAGATTCCTTTTTTTCTTCTTTTTTTGGCTCTTCATTAGTAGGAGTAACATTGTTACTTTGAATATTTTTTAATAATTTATCAAACAAAGAATTCATATCATTGTTGTCTGCTGAAGCAGTTGCTTGGTTTTTGAAGCTATAATCACCCCAACTTTTTTCAAAGTCTTCTTCAGTGTAATATGGATTATCTTTATTTTTAGCCTGTTCAAAATCTTTTCTTCTTTGAATCTTGTTAACAGTTGTTTCAAGTCCGTCACCTAATCTACTTAATGCATCAGTTACTACGCCAGCCATAGGAATATAAACAGCGCCACCTTGTGTATCAGCAGCATTTTCGTAAGCTCCGTTTAATGGAGACATTTTAGCTACAGATCCTTCACTCTCTTGTTTATTTTTATTAGGATTAGGTACTTCTATATAAGCGCCAGCGCCTTTTTTAATTGCAGCGTCAGTTACTGAAGCAACTTTATGCCAATCAGCTTCGCTGTATAAAGGTTTTTGTTCAACTTTTTCTTGAGGTTTAGCTTCTTTAGATTTTTTTCTAAGCGGGTTATTTGCTTGAAATTTTTGTGAAAATGGTGAACTCATAATTAGCTATTTGCGTGATATGCTGCTAATGCTTTTTCTGCTTCTGCTCTAGAAGTAAAACCATCTCTCCACACACCGCCTTTTTTATTATTTAATATTACAAATTTACCGCCTCTTTTAACTATACAGCCTGATCCACCTTCTGATTTAGCGCATCCTTTGCCTGCTTTAAAAAACGGACTATTATATTGTGTATACATGTTTTAATTTTTATGCGTGCAACATCTTTTAGTAACTGGTTCTGGTCCTCCATAAGGAACTCCATCAGTTTTTAAATGCATACCTGTTATACCAGAACTCGAACCCGTTCCGTGTAATCTACCTTTTTGGCTTAAAGGGCCATCCCATATGTGAGACTCACCTACTATACCAACTTTGCCTTTACCCATACGCTCAGCGTGTGGATCGTGTATTATACTTTTGTGTTGTGACATAATTTATTTATTTATATAGTTTTTTACTTTACTACCTATATTTTTAACTCCTTTAATTAAAGCTTTAACGGGTTCAGCAGCTGAACTAGGCATCATAGCTATTGAAGTGTTTACAGGTTTTTTGGGCTTATTTGTTTTATTTTTACTTGGGCCTACAAATAAAGCTGATGGATATAAAGATCTATTTCTAGCGCCCATATCACCAAAAATACCCATACCTATATTTTTAGCAGTAGGATTAAATCTTCCTGTTCCAACAATGCCGCTAGGATCTAACATATCGTTTATTACTCCACTACCTGTTGGTTGCGCAGCCGCTTGCATTGCTAAATTAGCTTGATTGCTAGCCGCTGTTTGTGCCGCTATGGCATTAGCATTTGTTAATGAATTAATACTAGGATTACCACCTAATGAGCCAAAAAGGCTAGTAGGTATACCAACTACACTAGCGCCGCCGGCTCCAAATTTTATTGCACTATTGCTCATCTTGTTTTATCTTTGTTTAAATTATAAATAGCTTTTGTCATTACCTTATCACTATAAGAAGTGCCAGTTATTATTTTATTTCTACTAGCTACATTTATGTCCTCTTGACCAAGCATTATTCTATATACACGTTTTATTAATTGTTTACCTTTAAATGAAACTTTATATATATTATACTTTTGCGTAGTTCTATTTCTGTTACGCCAAACAACTATCCAATTATTTTGTATTAGTTTATTCCAACGCCTGTTATCCCAGCTATAAGTGTAAGTTCCAGCTTTAAAATCTTTTATAGTAAATAAATCAATACAGTCAAGATATATTAATAACTCTAAATCACTATCAGTTAAATCATTATTTTTACAAGCCCATTTACGTATTATTCTGTAATGCTTCATTAAGTTTAAATCCTTAATATCTTGAGCGCTTATTTTCATAAAACAATAACAATATCTTGAGCTTTTATAACGCGATATGTTTTTTTATCTATTTCTATTTTGTGACCAGCGTGTCGATCAAAATAAATAGTATCTTGTTTTTTTAAACCTTTTACTTCATCACCAATAGAAACAATATTAGCTTTTAAATATCTAATATCTTCACGTTGTTTTTTCGCTAAAAGTAAACCACCTTTTGTTTTAGTAGTACCTTCTTTTTCTAAATTTATGATTAAATTTTTACCTACTGCTCTCATTAACTCTAATATTATTAATTACACAATCAGTTGATAAAATCGTAGTAGCTACTGAAGCTGCGTTTTGAAGAGCGCTTTTTGTAACCAATAGAGGATCAATTATACCACTATTAATCATATGTACCATATTTCCCGTAACTACGTCAATGCCTTCTCCCTCTTTTTCTGGTGTTTGAGGTTTCATGCCGGCATTGCTCAATATTGTTCTAAATGGAGATAATATTGCTTTAGATAAAATTTCTTCACCAACATTGTCTTCTTCTATATTTAATGCTGCATTTAATAACGCAACGCCACCACCTGGAACAATCCCTTCTTTTATAGCAGCTTTAGTAGCACATATAGCGTCTTCAACTCTGTCTTGCTTTTCTTTTAATTCAATATCAGAATTAGCGCCTACTTTTACTATTGCTATTTTTGCAGCTAACATAGCTAGTCTTTTTTCTAACTTAACTACTTCATTAGCTGTATTCTTTTTATTTAATTTGTTTTTAATTTCATTGATAACTTCTTTAACTTGATCAGAAGTTTCATCTACTTGTAGTATAGTTTCATTTTCTGTTGTAATGCTTTTTATACATTTACCTAGATATTCAACTTTAATTAAATCCAAATCATCACCAAGGTCTTCGTTAATAATCGTAGCATTTGTTAATAAAGATAAATCATCTAGTAATTGTTTTCTGTTAACACCAAATGTTGGAGCATCAATAACATTTACTTTTATATTACCTTTTATTTTATTCATGGCTAGAGCCGATAAAACACCTTTTTCTAAATCGCCTATAATAAGCAAAGGTTTATTGTTTTTTATAACGTACTCTAGCACTGTCTGAATTTGTCTTATTGAATCAACCTTAGACTCTATTAACAGCACTAACGGATTATCTAACTCCGCTGATTGACTTTCAGCATTTGTAATAAAATGCCTATTTGTCAAACCTTTATCATATTGAGCTCCTTCTACTATTTTTATTTCTGTCTTACCAACAGCAGATGGCTCCATCATTACTACACCTGTTAAATCTACTGCTCTGAAAGCATCAGCAATTAATTTACCTAGCTTAGGATCATTGTTTGTAGATATTGTAGCAATGTTATCAATCATATCTCCTTCAACTGAAACAGATATAGATTCTAAATATTTTATTACTTTGTCAACTGCAGAGTTTATACCTTCTTTTAATTCTCTAGAATTAGTTTTATCTATAACTGCATATGCTTCTT